CATTGTCGCACAAGTACATATCTTTGTAGCGACCTGTATAGGAGTCAACTTTTTGAATACGGCAGTCAGGCATACCGTTGATCTCTAGCGTACCGCACTGGATGTAGCGGTAGGGAAAGCGTTCAAGGAGAATGGTTGTCTTAGGCATCAGTTGATTGCTTACTCAGTAATTGTAGCATGGTCTTCGTCCTTCGGCAAGCGGCGCGAGCACCAAAATGCTAGGGCAATTAGGGCAACGTAGAACAGTGTATCATCAATCATCACAAGGAAGAATAGAACACTACCACCATACTTTAACCAGTCAGGTAGTCTGTTTGTGAGTCTACCAATGACTGGTCTAACTTTATTCTCATACTTGAAGTAGAGAATAGCGCCTAGAGTTACTGTAATCTCACTCATCGGAACAATGAAGTAGAGAGACAGGATAACAAAGATAGGCCAATAATGCCTCTCTGGAATCCTAGCAAGTAGTTTAGCAACCCTCTTCGTGATCTGTGTAAATCGAGTAGTCAATTTCATCTTCGTCATAACCAGTGTCCATACTAACACATGAAGTGGTGTCGTCAAACTCTTTAGCAGGAAGCATGACGACATTTCTGCCGTCGCTTCTCTTGATCAAGAATGATTCACCTGCCTCACATCGCTCAACATAAGTTTCAAAGTCTTGTTCTAATTGTTGTTCAGTTATCTCGATCATCTGGACTAAAAGATTCTAGGGTTTTCTCATAATCTTTTTGGAACAAGTCAAGTCCTTCACGGGTTAGGACATGATCATACATTTTATCAAAGACTTTACCAGGCATAGTTACGACTGATGCACCATAAAGATAGCATCTAGATACATGATGTACATCACGTAAAGATGCAGCAAGAATTTGTGTCTGAATTCTCTGTGTAGAATAGGCACCAGCGATAGCACGAATCAATTCGACACCACTGAAAGAATTGTCGTTACAGCGTCCTACAAAAGGAGAGACATATGTTGCTCCTGCTTGTGCAGATAGCAGTGCTTGTGCTACAGAAAAGATAAGAGTAACGTTTACTCGAATACCTTTCTCGGATAGTTTCCTGCATACAAAAATACCATCTTTAGTGCATGGTACTTTGATAGTTGCTTGCTCACCAAACTTTTCAGAAAGGCGAATTCCTTCTTCATACATTTCTTCAGCAGTTCCAACAACCTCCATGCTGATATCAGGAACGCCAAGGTCAACCAAATCCTGATAGACATCCTCAGGATCTCTACCACTTCGCATAATTAGCGTAGGATTAGTTGTTACGCCATTAATCAACCCCGTGTTGTATAGAGGAGTAAACTCATCGAGGTTTGCTGTATCTAAGAAAATTTTCATTGTAATAATTGTTGGTATATTACCAAGTCGGGGTGATAGGATTTGAACCTACGGCATCCGCCTCCCAAAGACGGCGCTCTACCAAGCTGAGCTACACCCCGAAACGGAAGAGGTGGGATTTGAACCCACGGATGCTCTCACATCGCTGGTTTTCAAGACCAGTGCCATCAACCACTCGACCACTCTTCCATGCGAACAAATTGTTCTTCAAGATTATAGAACAACTTGTAGTTTTTCGTCAACACATAATACCCATCAATAGATTTTGTATCACATGTGAACCCGTATCCTATCACATGCTCGCACTGACCGTCAATGGTAAGGCACTTGTTTGTGTGCAAGTACGAATGATAACGGTCATCGAGATTGATCATTCAGCGTTCCTCAAAGTCTAGTTTGCGGACACGTCGTTTCCTTCGTGCCTCTTGGTATTTTAGGTCAGCATTCGACAATACTGAGTGTTTCTTAATACTTTTTTCAGACTTCAGTAGTAAAACTAAAGACAGATCAACTGCTGTGATTTTGTCCCCAACAACAGTAGTCATATTGGGGCATCCACAACACCTAGTCTTAGTAGGGTGCGCCACGAGTTCGCGGTTGCACACCTTGCATCTGACGGATAACATTATACAGCATTTAACCTCTTAGAGAAATGGGTGAAGAGGGGATCGAACCCCCGACCGCCTCGGTGTAAACGAGATGCTCTACCGCTGAGCTATTCACCCGAAAAATCATACTTTAAGTATGAAATTGAAACTAAAGATAATTCTATCAGAGTTTCCCTTGTTAGGCATAGTATGATGAGGCAACCAAGACGGGAATAGAACAAACATTCCAGGTTCTGGTTTTACATTCATTGCTGTAACAGGTCTGAATGGTCCTGCAGGATTTTGTCCATCATCATACCACACCCTGAAGTCTCCAATTGGATCTTCAAAAACAAGATCTCCACCATCTTCTGGAACATCAAAATAATAAACGCCACTCATTTGAGTTGCTGGATGTGAATGCCTAGGAATATAATGTCCTGGTGGATAGACAGTGAACCATGCTTGGTTCAATATCATTCCTGGGTATTCATAATCACAGATGCTAGAGAAGTAATGGTCTAGACTTCTCCTAAGATAGGAGGAGAATGGAGTGAATTGTGGTAACTCCATGATACTAGGACCATAATATGATGTTACACCATGCTTCTCAGCATCAAATTTCCAATCATGATCTCCACGATTCACTAGATTTTTATCCTCTACAAACTTTTTATGCTTGTAAATTACATCTCTAGTCCTATCATGAATTGGTTCCCAAATAGATTTATCTGCTTGGAATTTACCAATCGTAGTTGGAAAGATGTTAGTGTAACTTCCACTATACCCATTACCAAGTTGTACTTTTTCAGTATTCATCGCATTGTTATATAGTGAATGTCGGTAAGAGGACTTGAACCTCCACGGCATAAAGCCACTGGAACCTAAACCCAGCGCGTCTACCAATTCCGCCATACCGACTGGCGCTTCAGGTTGGACTCGAACCAACGACCGACCGCTTAGAAGGCGGTTGCTCTATTCCACTGAGCTACTGAAGCATGGGACAATCATACCACGTATGGTGTTGATTGTCTACGGGACTGATGGGACTCGAACCCACGACAACTGCCGTGACAGGGCAGTGCTCTAACCAACTGAGCTACAACCCCCTATGGATGAGGTTGGATTTGAACCAACGTAGGCAGAGCCAACGGATTTACAGTCCGTCTCCTTTAACCACTCGGACACTCATCCTTGTCCCATATTATATCACATGAGTTTGAGTTTGTTCACATAATCGTAAGCATAAAGTTGACGATTACCTTTGATTCCCCACCCTAACCAATAGTATGCAGGAACCATGTACTGATCTACTGTCTTACCACGACCTTCAAACTCTGGAAGGTAACGTTGAAACACAGATTCGTTAATCATATAGCGAGTCTGACCTTCTAGTGTACTAGGGTCACATCCAAAGTTAGTGCAGAACTTACCAAGGTTATTATAACGACCTATTGAGGTCCACTGAATAAGACCATAACCACCGCGAGTGCAATCCCTGTAAGAAACTCGAGCCCCTCCCTCGCATATGTTGGGAATGAACTTGCTTTCCTGTTTAATGTTACCCATGATCGTTGCAAGTGCATTACGATCTGAGATGCGGGTGTGTTCTTGGAGTTGTTCGAGGACATATTGTTCTTCAGGTGAGCAGTCCTCACACTTCCAAGATGCCCGATACGGTACAACAGGAATTGGTTGGACCTCAGGTGCAGTCTCAGGTGCCTCCTTTGCATCATGAATTTGTGGTCCCAGAAACCCTACAGAGAGGGCAGTAGAGGCAATCAAAATCTTAAGCATGAAAGTAGTCTTTCCTGTAATAACGTCCGAGGATGTTTGAATTATAGTACGCAGGCGTCCCATCGTCAAGTGCCTCCGTCAAAACGTTACAAATAAAGAGCTGTCGGGTCTCTTCGTAGTTGGTTTTACCAGGGGTGGGGTGGAGTGAGAGGATTTCTCTCCTAAAAGCTCCACGTCCGAATCTCTTAACATCGTCTTTAAGCTCTGGACAACTTCCATAGTAGACTTTCCAGTTACTTTCACTTGTAACGCGCCTTGGTCTCTTACCGTCCACCTTAGTTCTAGGCTTTCGTTTTTGCCAGAAGTATTTTCTACCGATGTATTGTCTGCCGTTTTGAGTATTAGTGATGCGGTAGACAAAACCGTACATACCGTCAATATTCTCAGATACAAAAGGTGATCCTTTAAAATCCCACGGATTCTCATAGTCGATTTCCACGTAGTCATGATGTTACTCTTCAGTATTTAGGTCACATCCAGCATCGATCAGAGAGTCTGCAGCGATCTTCAGGGCGTCCTTAGACACGTCCAT